AATAATTCCATAGTTCCAGCAGTTGGAGTTCGTTCCCAGTTATTTTGAACTAAAATACATTCAGAATTTTCAAGATATTCTCTCATTTTATCAGATTTTCCTTTTAAACCTGTGTATAATTTTCTATGAGTTTCATAATCAAAAGAATAACAATGTAATTGATTTGGTAAGCCATAAAGATTGATATAACCATCTGAGCAACATTTTGTATTTATAAATCCATAGTTTTTATCTTTTAAAAGTGTTGCTTGGCCTTCATAGTAAAGGCATTTTTCAAGCCACATTGCATTCATTGATTTTGGTAAATTTACCCATTCAAAAACAGAAAGAGCAACTTTACGGAATCTATCTAAATAATCATAAAAAGTTAAATCATTCATTAAAAGAGAATCAATAAATTTATAATTATTTCTGAAGTTTTGAATTTTCTTACCCATATATTTTCTCCTTTCTATCTATTATTTTGAGAATAATCTAAAAACGTAGAAGAATTGTGCCATAGAGTAACACCATTATCAAAAATATTTTTTATCATTTGTAAATCATATTGAGGAATATTTCCTACTATATTAGCTCCAATAGTTTTAACATAATTCCAGTTAGGTCTATTATTAAGATTTGGAACTTTTCTTTCATTTGTTAAATAGCCGTACATATCAAAATATTTATCAATTTTTCTTGCAAATTGTGCTTTAATTGTATATCTTGTAAATACTCCATCATTCAATAAATCATAGCCAAGAAGAGTTGCTGAAGTTCCAAGATGAGCAGTATTTGGAAGCATTTCTTGTTTTTCAATTTGAGCCATTTGATTTTTAATATAAAATTCATGATTTTTGTCTAGTCTTGCTAAATCTAAAGCATCATTTGCAGAATCTGCAAAAGCTCCTACTGCATCTAAAGATAAAGCATTATTTGCCATATTTGAAGCCATGTCTATTCCTTTTTTAGTTGCATCAATAGTATAGTTATATTTTTCTTGATCCATTTGTATTTTTAAAATATTTCCATTTTGTGCAAGCCAATTATTAAAGTAATCAGTAATCCATGAAATTTGAGGATAACCATTCATAATTCCTATGTCATTAACATTATTATTTGATTTTCCTCTATAATTTTGAGGTATAAAACATACTGTAGGATTTGGATTAACTTCGCTCATAGCTTTAAATGAAGGAGTATTATTTGCAAAATCTTCATATCTATATATTTTTTCAGAAGCATTTTGAGGATTAAATCCTAAGTAAATAAATGGATATGTTCTTAATTTCTGATTCCTTGGAGTATAGCCATCTAAAGTATTTGGTAAGCTATTTAAATTAATAGTTATAGGATTTGCTTTAAAATCATTTACAATCCAATGAAGCATTGAAGAATCTTCAATTAATTCTGATAAAGTAAGTCCATTATAACCTACAAAAGCAAGAGCTGGAACTGAAAAAACTGCAATAATTGAATCACCTTTTCCAATAGATTCACTATTTATAGTAGAAAGTAAACCTTGAATAGTATGAGAATTGCATAAGCAATAATAAATACCTGAAGCCACTCCATTTATAATCATTCCTTGACCTGCTGGAGTTTGAGAAGTTAGCCCATCTTCTTTAGGATTACTTCCATAAGCTACAACATAAACAGGCTTTAAACCATCAACGGCGCTTGAAGCATTAATTTTAAATTCTCCAGTTTCAAAACCTTCTGGTTCTAAATTAGCTCCGAGGAATATCATCTGCAATGGAAAGCATTTCTCTTTCTACAAAAGATTGTTTAAAAGTGATATCAAATTGCCAAGTCTGATATACATCTGTTTGAATTGCTATTTCTGTCATTCCATCATTAATATATCTCATTCCTATTATATAAGCATAAAAATATTTATCTCCATAATTTTCATTTTGGTACATACAATAATTATATTCTATAATCGAATCAATGTGAGCAGGGTAACGAATTATAGAATCTTTTCTTTGGTATGAAATATTATCTATTTCTAAATGTGGAAGGCCTAAAAAATATGAAGTTTGAGCATTTTTATTTGCAAAAGTCAACTGATTTTTATTATCAATAGTAAATGGTAATTTTAACAATCTTAAATTTGTATGTGGTTGTATTGCCATTTTTCCACCTTCTTTCTTAAAAAATAGAGGAAGAAGAAAGATTTTCTTCCTCCTCTTAGGAGTAAATAATATGAAATTATTCGCTAGCTTCAACTGTTACTGTAACTGTAGCAGTATTTGTTCCATCTGTTGCAGTTATAACTGAAGTTCCTGAAGCAACACCAGTTACTTCTACATGTTTGTTATCTACTTTTGTTACTGTTGCTTTTGCAACTGTTCCAGAAGTAAATGTAACAGTAGGATTTGCTTGGAATGGAGTAGTTTCAATTTCTAAAACTATTTTTTCTCCAGCTACTACTGTTGGAGCAGTTTCAGTAAATTTAATAGCAGTTGCTGATACTTCTGGCTCAGCTAAAGCAAATACTACTGCATTACTAAATAATGAATAACTATACATTTTAACTACATTTAAATATAATTGCCATGTTCTGTTATTTGCATTATAGAACTCATCCATAGTCATTTCTTGTTCTTTTATTCTAAACCATGATTTATCTGCAATCATTCCTATAATATTAGATCCATCATAAACAAGTTCACCTTCAGAATCATATTGATTGAAGTCCTTAACATAGATAACATTTCCTAAAAGAACTTTTTTATCTATATTGAAAGCATTTGCAAGAGTATTAACATCAAGATAAGCTCCAATATCATTTCTAATTAATAAAACAATATTTTCAGGCTCTGTCCAAGTTAATACATCTTTTCCATAACCTCCAACTTTTCTCCAAGCATTAAAATCAGGAGTAGGTTCTTGCATGTTTAGATAAATTTCTCTAGCTTTTGTTAAAAATGCATTTGCATTATCTTCACTAGATTTTGGATTTGAAATTACTTCACTTACTACTTGATTTGAAGCGTATGCACAAGCAACTAGACCTTTTGTCAAGTTGTATTGATCAATATAAGCTCCATTATACAAGCTCTGAGTTATTCCATTTACAAAATCCTCTAAAGAACTCCAAGACACAAAAGCATCTTTTAATTTTGGTCTTGTAATTGTTGCAGGGTATTGTAAATCTGAATTTAATTGATGATATTCTACTTTTACATCTGATTCATATTTTGCTAAAAGTCCAGCAAAATCATTTACATTAAATTGACGACCTTTTGCAGGATTAATATAAATTTCTTGACCAATAGCTCCAAGTGGAATATTATCTCCTTCTAGAACTCTTAATTTATTTCTGAATATTTTGTTCTCAATTTTTGTATATGCTATTCTTTTAACAAGTACATTTAAAAATTCATTCATTAAATCAGGATTTTCTAAAAGTGGACTTGCAAAACTTCCAATATCAGTAGTAGGAAGTATTTCAGGAACGTATCTGTGATAAAGTGTATTGTTTTCTATTGAAGTTTCTCTTATGTTATTAAGAGCAGTTCTTAAACCATTTGAAATAGGCATAATAAAAATCTCCTTTCTTTTAAAATTTATTAATTATATAATATAATAAAAACAAATTTTTGTCAATAAAAAAGAAGGAAAATTTTTTCCTTCTATCTTTTAAAGTTTCCATTTTCATCAAAAACTTCTCTATAATCAAAAGCTGAAGCCTTAGGTTTTTTAGTTTCAGGCTCTCTTTCAGTAGGTTTTTTAGGCTCTTCTCCCATAGGTATTTGCTGAAGTAGATTCATATTTGTAGTCATTAAATCTTCTTTTTCTTTCTTTAATTTTTCTATTTGCTTTTCTTTTTCAGTAAGGTCCTTATTCATTTGCATATTATCAGAAATAATTGTTGCAAAATTATCAGCTATAACTGAAGCTTTTTCTTTTCCTATTTTTTCTTGCATTGAATCAGTAATTTTTTTAAAATCTTCACTTTTCATATTTTTAACTTCCTTCCTATTTTATAAATCTTATTTTTTTATTATATGCCATATACCATCTTTTAGCCTTTCCTTTATGAGATGGAGTAGGTCCGAGGTGGAATTGGAGGTGGAGCTGATCCATCATATTTAACAATAGTTCCTCTTTCATTCGGAATCCCTAGAGCAGTTGAAGGATTTAAAAATGTATCATAATTCCAAGCCATAGTGCTAGAAAGTTCTAAGTGTAAATGGATTCCAGTTACATTTCCGAGTTGCGCCCATAACTCCAACCTGAGTTCCAGTATTTACTCTATCTCCAACAGATAATGGAGAAGAATTTCTCATGTGACAATATCTCCAGTAGTTTCCAGTATTATCATCTTTTATTTGTATTTGATTTCCAAGTGTACCATCATAAGTAACTCTTACTACTTCTCCATCACATACTGAAAATAATGGTGGATTTGCAGGAGTAGATCCAGTAGGTGCAAAATCAGTTCCAGTATGGAATCTTGCCCAGTTTGGCCCTGTTTCTCCATAAACTGCAGTAAGAATTGAATCAGAATGAACTGGACTATTTGGAATTGTTACAGTACTCATTTATAATCCTCCATTTCTTTTTCATTTAATTTAAGAACAACTTTATCTATTTCATTTAATATTTGTCTTTTATCTTCATTGCTTAAAATATCTACTTCTTGAATAAATTTTGTTCTATAATTTTTAATAGCTCTTAAAACAAGTCTTTTTGCTAATTTTTTATGATTTATTTTTGACATACTTTACTTCTCCATAATTTTTAGTATTTAGCCATCTTATAAATTCACATTTTTCTTTTTTACAAAAGAATTGTTTTGCGCATGCTTTACAATTATTTGACATAGACTTTATCTCCATATTTTGCACATATAAATCCAGATGGTATTTGAATCCATATTTCATCTTTACTCATATTAATACCATTTTTAACAATTTTTAAACAAGTAACTTTAGTTCCTCTTTTTAAAACTGCATCTCTTTGATTTAAAGCATGCTTTCTTCCATCTTTTGTAAGTTCTGAATATTTTTTATTTTTATAAATTGTTCCTGCTCCATATCTTACATTTAAATTAACTTGTAAAGTATAAGTAGTTCCAACTTTATAATTTATAATTTCACCATATAAAGAATTTTTTTCAATTTTTTCAATTTTTTCTTGTCTATCATATTTTGTTAAATTATTTGTTTCAATTATTTTCATTATAGAATCAATATATTTTGGATCTGTTGCATAGCCTCCATTTTTTATTTCAGTTATACATTCTTTTGGAGTATCTGCAACTAAGGCTTTTCTATACCTTGAACTCTTACATATTAAGTCGAAATAATCTGAAATAGATTCAGCAAAATTATTATAAGCTCTAAAACAATCATTTATAGTAACATAAGTTACACCATCATAACATTCTTTAGTTTTAGCATTATATACTTTTCCTTTCCAAGTTTTAGTTGCTTTTATTCCAAAAATAGCATTTGCTTTTATCATTAAGCTTGATTTTCCGTAACCAGTTTCTAAACAAGCTTGAGCTATAACTACGGAACTAAATAGAGGATTTCCTCTATATTCATTTTCTGCTATAACTAAAGAAGCTACATTTTCAATAAATTCTTTTTTAGTCATTTTAATTTTCCTCCTTTTTAATTTCTGTTGTAAATTCTTTCATTATATTTTCTAAATAAGTTTGTAATTTCTTTGGAATTGGTAACTTGCATAAAATCATATTTTTAAATATTGAAAGTGTTTCAAAACATATAAATAATAAATTAAATAAGTTACTTATTCCAACATCTTTAAGATTTAACATACTTCTTAAATCTGCAGGAATAAATCCTATTAGATTAAGATCTACAATATAATCTATCATAGATAGAAAAAATATTGTAATTAACATTCCAGTTTTCCTAATTAAACCATCTATTCCAATACATGAATTTAATTCTTTTTCTCTTAAAGCTCTTAAAATTCCAAAAATAGTGTCTAATACAATTACTATTATAAGTATTTTAGTAGATTTACTATTTATTAATTCACTAAAAAATTGATACATAATAAAACCTTCTTTCGTTTTTCTTTATTGTATCATTATTTTTAAAATTTTTCAATAATAGTTTTAGTTTTTTCTTCTTTTATAGTAAAATCTGTTTCTACTAAAATAACTCCTCCTTTAACATGCTTGAAAGTTAGTTTTCCTGAAGCCGTAAATCCTTCTTTAAATTCATTCCACTTAACTTGAGAATAACAATTTTTAGGAAGTCCAGCACATGTTATATTTATATTTCCATCTATTTCCTCTAAATAACATTTTTGTCTTACAAATTTTGCTTTTGTAAAGTGTCCTTCATGTTTCCAAGCTCCAAGCCTTACTGGATCAATATCACAAAAAAGTTTTAGCTCTTCTATTGGAAGTAAGGTATGAATTGAATCAGTATCTGAGTAACAATACAAGTCTTTTCCATATTTATTAAGTGAATAATCCTTAATAGCTTGACTTGTACGAATTGTTTTTTCTCTTGCATAAGCCGTAATAAATGCTCCAATAGGTAAATATATTCCTTCTTTTGTTTCTTTTTCTGATAAATGATAATGAATAATATCATCTTCTCCAAGTTCTGGAATTTTGCTTTGAACATCAAGTGAAGTTGCAAATTTTCCATATAAACTATTTAGCATTAATTTTGCAAGTGTTCTTTGACCTTTATTTCCTTCAATAGTTGCTTTATTTTTTCTTCCAATCCATTTATCAATATATTTTGTAAATATTCCTGTTATTCCTTTAAACTTCCACCCACAAAGATATTCTAAATCATAAACTTCATAATGCTCAAAGAAAAGCTCTAAATCCACATTTGTTAAAGTTAAAACTACTATTTCATTTTCAGAACTTTCTAGATATTCATTCGCTCTAAAAAATGCTTTGTTGTTCTTAATTTGAATTGTAGGGATTTTATTTTTCTTTAATTTAAATGAACAACTTATCATTTGAATATATAAACTATATACTTTATCATCTTTATATTTTCCATTAAAATATATAGGCTCTCCAAACGGAAGCAATTTTTCATACATAACACTAGGGTAAAGTGAATTTACATCTAATACTTCTCCATTATATATATCTTTTTCTTTATAAATTGGATTTAAATAAGTAAATCCACCTTTGTAAGCTTTTCTTAAGTCCTTATCTACTTCATAATCAAGGCTTGGAAAATAATGATTAAATTTTGATTTTGTAAGAATGTTTTTAAAATCATTTAAAGCATTACTTCCTTCAGTCATTTTTGTTAAATCTTCAGAAAATATAGTATTAAGTGCTTTTGCTACTATTAAAACATCATTTTTAATATATTCTCTTTCTTCTTTTGTAAGCTCCCAGCCTTTTGGCCTAGGTTTTTTGTAATCTATTTTTAATTTACTAATTTCTAAATTAAATGATTTTGCAATTTGATCAACTGAAAATGGAATTATTTTTAAAGAATCTATAAAAGTTACTTTATGGACCTTCTTATTTTTCTTTTCAAAATATAATGTTATCTGATAAAATTGGCCCATATCTGAAATAAGAGTTGTAAATGTATTT